TACTACTTCTGCAGCTTCTTCGCCTTCTACTTTATCAGCAGCTTCGACGTCTTCTTCTTTTTCTTCTTCAGCTTCAACGTTAACTTCAACTTCAACTTCAACTTCTTCGGCTTCTTCATTAACTATTGATGAAAGTCTACCAGAACCATCTAGTTCTGCGTTTTCATTATAGCCTAATTGTGCATCAGATTTTGCCTTAGCTTCTGCATCATCAGCATCTTGTTCTGCTTGTGATTTTTCTTTAGGTTCTTGTTTTGCTGCGTAATCTTTTAATGATTTTTCATCGTTAGCTACTCTATCTTCTAAGGTATCGATCTCTAATTTAAGAGCTTTTGCTTCTTCACCAGAAGTAGCCTTCATTACCACTTTTGCGGCTTGTAATTTTGATTTATTTTTACCAATACTAACAACTTTACCTAGGCCTTCATCTCCTTTTGATAATTCAGACATTCTATCGGTAATAGCATCGACTTGATCTTTAAGAGCTTTGTTTTTAGCTAAGTTAGCCTGTTTAAGTACTTCGGCTGTTTTAGGATTAGGATCTTCTTTAGAAGCTTCTTTTTTCTTAGCGTAATCAACATCGTTAATAGATTGTTGAATCAGCGCCTTTTGATATTGTTTTAAATTTTTAGAAATCTTCATGTATTTAATAGGAGATTTAATAATATCCATAATACCTTCGTTAAGCAGTGTAATGTTAGTTAAATCAAATAACTCTTCATAAAGTTCATCAATTTCTAAACTAATAGAAGTTGATTCTGAAACCCTGTCAGATAATTCAATTAAATTATTAAGAATAGTATCAACATCTCTAATTACTTCAGTTCTAATAGTTTCAGCGGGTGTGGATTGGTCGATGGCTACATCGGTATGTGATGTGGCGTCACCTGACTCGTTTAACAAGTCTCTAGTAAACTCTTCGTAGAGCTTTAGTTTTGATTTTAATTGCATAACGTTTTTTATTTTGTTAAGTTTAGTTTATATTAATAGATTATATATCTAACTTAATTACTAAATTCTGAAGAATAAAAAAAGGCCATCCGAAGATGGCCTTTTCATATTAATTATTCTACGTTAGATTACAATTGTAAACCATCAACGTTGAATTTTTGGTATTGTGTACCTGGGTGGAAACCAGCTTCAACTAGAGCGTATCTAGATTTAACTGCTACTTTAGGAGCCATAGTTCCTTCAGCAATAGTTTGAACTGATTCAGCCATTAAGTAAGGCATGAATACTAATCCAGCGCCGTTACCGTCACCTTTTCTACCTACTAGGACTTCGTGCTTACCGTTAACACCTTCGAATGCTAAGTTTGGATCAGTGTAAACATTGATACCAGCAACTGAACCTACTGGGTAGATTGCACCTGCAACTTGGTTGAATGTGTTAGCCATTGGGTTTGGTACGAAACCAGCAACACCTTGTAAAGCTGAAGCAACTTTTGCATCAACTACAGCGAAGTTACCAGCACCTCTTCTACCTCTGTTAGCGATTAAGTTAGCAGCAGCCAATACGTGAGTAAGGATTCTTCTGTTAACATCACCGTAAGTGTTACCACCTAAAGAGTAGTCTAGAACAACCTCTGAAATACCGCCTTCAGCGATAGATCTCATCTTAGTTAAGATGTGGTTGTTGATAGATTGAGTTAATTCGTTAGTTAATACTGCTTCTACTTGAGCTACAGCGTCAACACCGAATTGCTTAAGATCTTGTACTTGCTCTCTTGTAACTGCAGCAGCAACTTGGAAAGTTTCAGCAGCAACACTTTTAGAGAATAAAGAAAGACCCATAACTTTGTCAGCAGTTCTTTCACCAGCTTCTCTTGCAAGAGGCTTACCGTTAGCATCAGCACCTGAGAATGCAGGAATATGATCTTCTAATGCAGCAACTAATTCTACAGTTGCACCAGCACCTGTTTTAGCAGCTTCTAAGTCTTCAGCAACGTTTGCTTCAACTAATGCACCTACTACTTTAAAGATTGATTTACCATCAATTCTTGAAGCACCTACGAATTCGTATGCAGCGCTAGCTGCAGTAGCTGCAATACTTACAACACCCGCTAATGCTTTATCAGCTTTGATGTAAGTTGGAGCAGTACCACCTAAGGCAACAGTTCCACCTTCATAAGTAAAGTCTAAGTAAGACAATAATCCCATTGGTCCAGCCATTGGTACTACTGGTACTAAGTCAAGACCGATAGTTTGAGCAGCAACTTGCATTGCCAAAGGCAATAATGTTGGAGCTTTGTCACCTGATCCAGTAGCTGCACCTGCTGCACCGTTAGCCGGAGCACCTGCAGGGAAAGATACTGCACCCATACCTGTTAAGTTCATTGGGCCAGGGTTGTTAGATAAAGACATGATGTTCGCGTCTTCATAAAGTTTATGGTTGTGACAGTAAGTCGACATCCATGCTAATTTGCTAGATTCGTTGATACCTGTAGCTTCCGAAATGATCGGTGCCCATGTATTCTTGATCTCAGCTTCATTTAATAAATTTGCCATTTTTAATGATCGTTTTTTTTGTTTGTTTAATTGTTTAGTTAAAAACTCGACATTCAATGGGCTTTCTGCTTCTGTCGCCCTTATCGTCGAATGTTATTTATATATCAGTGTTTCTTTTGATTATTTGTTAAATCTCTTTTTGAATGCATCTGCCATACCAGTCATATCATATCCTAAAGTTGATTTTGGCTCTTCAGTTTTTGATTCACTAACCATTGCAACTTTTTCCATTTCAACTCTAGTATCTCTTAGATCTCTAGTTTGCCAGAAATTAGCAACTTGGTATTCGGTATTCAATGTGTGGTATCTTGCTTGTGCAACAATTTGATTTTGCTTAGCTTCAGATAGATTAGTCCATGCTTCAGTATATTCTGCTGGCATAAGAGCAATAAATGCAGGCTGTGATCCAGCGCTTTCAACTATAAGTTGTGCATTGTTCATTAAAGATACAATTTCAGACTCTGTCATAAAACCTCTTTTAGAAACTGTGTTTCTAACTTCAGTCTTAGCAGATTCAGTCAATGCATTGTACTTTTCTCTTGTTGCAGAAGAAACAACTCTAAAGAAAGATGGTGATTCATTTTCTTTTTTAGTTGCATTTTCAACTAACTTATCTAATTTAGAAGAGATTTCTGATTTGTAAGCCTCTAAAGGATCTAATGCTCCTTCTTCACCTTCTGCTTCTTCTTCGCCTTCGCCTGCTTCAGCAGCTTCAACTTCGTCTTCGATTTCTGAATCAGATGTTTTAGCATCAGATTTTAGATCTTCAGCTTCTTCACCAGCTTCTTCGCCAGCAACATCACCTTCGGCTGAGTTATCTCCAGCTTCAACTTCTTCGCCTTCGATTTCTTCAACATCTTTACCTGCTTTTTCACCGTCAGCTGCTACTGCACCTTCTTCTGAATTATCACCGATGTTTTCGATTTCTTCTGTATCATCAGCTTCATCGGCCTCTTTTGCAGGATCTTCTTCTTCAGTAACAACTGTTTCGTTTAAAGATTCTGCAATGTATTCAGCGTATTCAGAAACTGATTGTAAGTTTTCTTTTAAGTATTCAACATACTCTAATAAAGTAGTATGTGATGTAGCACCTTCATTGTGGGCTTCTGCTAAATAGTTAGCAAAGTCTTTAACTTTAGAAACTGCTTCAGCAACGTGCTCCGTATAAGAGATACCTTGATCTAATTTTTCAGCCAATGACTCAGAGTAAGAGATACCTTGATCTGCTTTTTCAGCAACGTGCTCTGTGTATTGAATAGACTCGTCTAATTTAGTAGCAACATAATCAACGTAGTCGGTTAATTTATTAACGCTTTCTACAATATGATCATTGTGCTCCTTTAGATTGTCTACAGTGCTGTCTTCTAAAGCCTCTTCATTTTTGGCTTCGATAGACTCTTTTAGTGTCTTGATTTCATTCGCTAAATACTCAGAGTACTTATTGAAATCTTCAGATTTTACAAATTCTGCCATGTTTTTATTTTCTTTTATTTGTGTGTTTGTGTTTTCGATTGTGTCGATAGTTTCTAATGAAGTTTCGGGTTTTTTGTTAATTTCATAAATTGACAAAAGACCATCATTCTCATATCCATAAGATTCGTTAACTCTCTTTAACTCAGCGTTTTCAAAACCTGGGTCAGCAACTAAATCATATGTGAATAATTGTTTAATTTTAACTTGGCCATTAGTTTCAACAACTCCGGCAGCTCTAGAAGAAATTTGTAAAGGAACTCCAGCATCAACTAATGCTTTAGCCTGACGACCAGCATCAGTATCTAATAATTTGATTCTACCTCTAACTTCTTTAGTTTCTTTATCATAAGTTAAATCCTCAATAACGTGAGATACATTCTTTAATGAAATGTCGAATTGTGCAGGGTGATCTAATTCACCTAAAAGCTTAGAAGCCTTTATTTTAGCCTGTAATGCCTCAATTTGAGGAACATATTCAGCTTCCGTATAGATACGGTTGTTTCTGTTTTTTTGATCGATTTGACCAAAAACACCTTCAAGTACATAGTCTTTATTCTCTGACGTAGTAACATTCAGGGCAGAAGAAGACATCTCGACGATTAGTAAATCGTTAATATTGCTCATATTATTTGTTTTTTATATTTTTAATATATATCATCCTTTATTATTGAAATATCTTATTATAATCCAGCGAGCGGGTCATCGCCTCCTTCGGCATCTCCTTCGTCTTCTTTTTCAGCTTCTTTTTCAGCTTCTGCATCTTCAGCGGATTTATCTAGATAGTATCCTACTAAAATATCCATTTCTCCTTCAGCAAACGCAGCTTCGCCATATTCGGTATAGAAGTATTGTTTGAATTCATCTTCTGTCTTAGCAGCAGTAATTGCGCCTAAGATTTCGGCAGATTTAACTTCTGGACCTGAATCCAATTTTAAATCATCTACAAATATCTTTGACTCTTCTCCTGCTCTTAACGCATCTTCAGAGATGAAATCTTCAAATGTTTTTATAATTTTCATAATTTATATATCTTTTTTATTCAAACTTTACATTGCGAATGGATCCTCGGGCTCTGGAGCTTCAGCATCCTTTTTCTTTACTTTAGATTTAGCCGCTTCATTAGCTCTAATCTCATCATCAGAAAGCTTAAGATATTTCTTAACTAAGTATTCCTGATCAAAGTAGTATTCCTCTTCCATAGTCTCTTGGTTGGTTGTCATCAATGAATCTCTCATTGTACCAATAAAGTCTAATCTCTTCTCCATTAATTCCATGTCTTTCAATTCTGAGAATACATTTTCTTCATTAAATCTTAATGCAATCTGTGATTTGAATTGTGGATCGTTTGTAAATTCTGGGTATTTAAGACACATTTGAATAAAAATAGGCTTAGCTAAAATTTCCATAAAGATAGATCTTAAACGCTTGATAAATTTACCAAACTTAATCTCATCTCTAATCATACCATCAGCTGCTAGGTTAAAGTCTCCTCCACCATCTTCGTATAAAAATCTTGAGTAAGGAATTTTTGAAACGTGTTTTAATTTATCTGAGAAGTATTTAAGTGCTTCTGTATCCGAAAGATCTGGTCCTTCACTATTAAGAGTTTCAATTTCTGGTGATTCACCGTCTTTAGAAGGTAACCAGTACTCTTTAGAGAATTGCAACATTGGTTTACCATCTGTAGCCAAAGTACCTGATTCCCAATCAAAATCAACTGACTCTTTATATGAGTTCATTAACTGTGAAAGCGATTGTTTTGCTCTGGTCTTAGATTTACCACCAACTGGGATAACAAACTTCATTCTAAATGAAGCGTTAGTTACAGCCCAAATAACTCTGGTGTGTTCCATAATTCTTAACAAGTTAAATGCTCTTGTTAATCTCTCAATATATGAAACTCTTGATGCTGTAGTTATTGAAGAGTACGAAATGTAAATGATCTGTGAATCGTAAAGCTTTCTTTCTTTAACTGGATCATCCTTATATTGTACCCAAACCTTTTTACCATCATCGTGATTATAACCGGGAATAAGTGTAATAGGATCTAATTCTTTAAAACCAATTACCTCTTTTTGGTCGGGGGAATAAATTATTTCAAATGCAAGATAACCATCAATTAAGAATTTTCTAAAGAAGTACCATGCTGATTGATCAGAGTTAAAACCAAAGTAGTGATATATCTGTCTAAAGTATTTGTTAAGGTCTTTTTCAACTGCATCTGAAACATCTAATCCTAGAATTTCTGGATAACAGAAAAAGTTTTTCTCATCATATACAATAGTCTCATCACAAAGAATGTCTAGGATGTCTTCGATCTCATCATTAAGTGAAAACTTTCTAAGTTCATCTCTTTTACCAGCATATGATTGGTCGAAAAATGGAATATTAGATCTTAAATTAGTGTCTGTCATTGACATTGCTGCAAATGCACCATAAATGTCATCGCTATCAACCCCAAATGGGTTCATTTGACCATAACCTATTTCGGCCTCCATCGGACCAATCGCCTGTGATTGTCTTAAGACTAGATCATCATAACGCATACCAAATGAAGACAAAGACTTAAGAGCATTTGAAATGCTAAAAGGTCTTGATCCGTTGCTCAATGGTCCGTTTCTATCGGTAAATCCTGCCATACTATTATATTATTATGTTCTATTTATATATCTTTCTTTTTTGAACGTGATTTTAAGTGCTCTATATAAGCTCTTTTAACTTCATTGATACCAATTCCATAAAGGTCTTGGAAATCACAAAGTGCTATCTTTGCCCAGTGTTCATATGAGACCACTTTTTGATTTTTTTTCAATTGTGGTACATACTGTCTAATTGCAAAATCAAATCCAAATTGAACTAAAAACTTTTTAATATCTTTATATATTAAATTAATTTCGCCTTGCGTTAATGCATTGTTCTCTTTAGATCTGCCTGTTTTAGATTTGATTTGACCTGCCATACGATCATAGATCATATCTAATAGATCTTCTTTAAATTGTACAGGTAACAAGTTTAAATTAATTCCAACATCTGTACCACTATCATGTGAGTCCAGTGCTAGTACCACTGGATTTCTATCCCACCATTCTAATGTTTTCATATGTTTTGGTTTTTCATATCTAAACACGTGAATCATACCAGTCCTGAATGGTTTGCTATGATTTGCTACTGCATTATCTCTAATAGATTTAGACGCTTCATCAAACCACTTCTCAGCACTTCGGCGGGCTTTTGTTTTACTGCCTGCATCCTTGCTTAAGTTTTTAATATCCTGTTTAATCTTACCCATTATTTAAGAGACTTTTCAGTTAAGACAATAAACCTCCAACCTCTGTTTTCAGCCCATGCCTTAGCATATTTATATTTATCTCTGTTTTTTATGTACTGCTCTGCCAAAAACTTATAGGACTTAAGTGCTTTTTGGCTGTTCTTTGTAGGTGGTTTTGGTTTTGTAATCTGGGCTTCTGGTTTAATTTCTACTAGAAATTCTTCATCACCATCAGCACCTCTGGTTTTCATATAGAAGTCTGGATAATATGTATGCTCCTTTTTATCAAATGAATACACATACCTAATCTCAACCGGTTCACTAGACCATTTAATAACGTCCTCTCTGCTATCACACATGATCATGAATTTTCTTTCCCATGATGATCTGTAGATAATAGGAGTTGGGCCGATATACTTGTCTGGATGTTTAGGTGTAAAGTATCCTTGTATAAAGCCCGAATTATTGCTTGGTTTGAGATTTTTTATAGACATTAAATATTGAACATTCCACCGTTTTCACTGTCACCCCCTGTAGAGATGCGGTCAATTGATAATGTACCCTTATATTTTACGGGGTGTATTTTATTCCAGCCCTTTGCATATCCTCTTTTTGCTATCTCTGTGAAATATGCAAACGCGTTTGGATATTTAGGATTAAAATTACGCCAATATTTTAAAAGATCTAACAGTGCAAATTGTAGACAATCATCACGATCATCTGAGTTTACATAATTAAGTCTATTGATTGCTCGCTCAGCAAGT